AGATAATCGGCCAGCGCCAAGTTATAAATATGACAGTCCAAAAAATGATTATCGCCGCGCCTGGTCCATTGCATGCGAGCGCGCCCGCGATAGGGCACGCTGGCGAGATATTCGTTCGTGATTTGCACAAAGTAATTTTCCTCAAGCCAGGTGCCGTGGTGACAAGCGCCCGCGGGCTCGATCTCCGCGCCTTCGGCCAGCCGGGTCTTGCGCAAATCGGCATAGAATTGGGCTTTCAGCGAATCGACGCCAACGCCCCACAGCGCCGCACCGCGCTTGATTTTCTTTCCCCGCAAATCGACATCGACGAGCGACGGCGACGACAGCGCCGGCCGCGACCATCCGGCCCGGCCGTCGAGCGCGAAGGCGCCCGGCCGGCCGCGGCACCACGAGTAAACGACATGCGAGCGGAAGCCGCTGTCCACGCCGAAGGCATCGACGCGCCGCTTGCCGCTGAAGTTATCCGGCCACTCCGTCTCGTACACTTCGGTCAATTTGGCAAAGGCGCCCCGATCCGGGTCCGCCGTGTCGCCGTCGAGGATCAAGGCCTCGACAACCCAGCTCTGGCGATCCGGCGCCAGCGCCAAAACCTCGACGTAGATCGCGTTGGCTTGAACGTCAGCAGACGCAACCAACAAAAGCCCGCGCGGCGGAATGCGCCGGCGAGGGTATTCCTCGCGCAGCGCCAGCAGCCGAACGTGATCGGGCGCGTCGCCCTTAATCTCGTAGGAGAGCCCCAGATGCAAATTATAAAACGGTTTGAGCTTGTGATCGTCGTCGCCGGCCTCGACCGCCAGCCGCGCAGTCTCGTTCCACGGTACGAACGGCGAGGATAGCTCGTCGAAATGATAGCTCGGATACTTGCCCGGCGCCGGCGCGGTCGCGATCCAGTGCCCGGCGCGGACCAAGCCGTCGCGCTGATGCGGCTCGATCACGCTGCCGCAGCATGGCGCGATGTAGTGCGCCTTATAGGGATAGGTTTTCTCGAATTTGAAATTGCCGAACTCGAATGAGAATTCCACCGCGCAGCCCGGACAACGGACGTGCCATTTTCTTTGGTCGCCGGCCTCATAGCGCGCGTCGATCTCCGACGCGCCCTTGATCGTCGGCGTCGAGACATAGGCCCGCTTCCATGTCCCCGACGCCTTGAACATGGTCTGGCGGCCGTCGATCAACGCGAGCGGCGAGCCCTGGTCGTCCAAATCGACAGGGTAGCGGTCGATCTCATCGCAAAAAGCCTTTTTGATCGTTTTCGAGGACAGGTCCGGCGCCGACGTGGCGATAGCAAGCACCAGCGATGAATGTCCGAACTTTTTTTCGTATGTCGTCGAGGCCCGGCCGGCGCGCGACGTTTGCGGCTCGACTTTTTGCCGCAACGGCGCCGTCAGCTCTAACATGCGATTTAATTTTTGGCTGTTGAATTCGGCCAGTGTTGAGTCCGTTGGCTGCACCACCAACATGTCGCAGGCGTCGCGGTCAATCGAATGACCGATGACGGCGAGCAACATCAAGGTGAAGCCGGTCTGTGCTGATTTGCGCACGGCGATTTCGTTGATCGGGCTGTCGGGACCGAGTTGATCCATCGGCTCTGAGAGGTATGGCGTTAGAGCCGGATTGAATTTTTGCCCTTTGTATTCGCCGTCCGGCACGATCAGATGCCGCGCCGCCCACGCTGACGGCGACAGCAGTTCCGGCGGCTCGACGGCCGCGGCCAGCGCGCCGCAGAACACGGCGAGCGCGCTCTGTTTGAAAACGATTTGCACGCCTTAGTCCTCCGATCGAATGCCTGCGCGGCGAAAAGAATTGTTCCGCGCCGGAACAATTATCGAAGCAGTCGACGCCGAACGCCTGGCACAATGTCAGTGCGCAACCGGCGCGCCGGTGCGGTTGGCGATCGCCATTCGCTGATCGTCTGGGAGGCCCGACAGGTCTATGCAGATTGTTGGTAATTCGTTGCGCCCGCGGAATTCCCATTCGGCTTCTAAAATCACGCAATCGGTGAAGGCCCGATCGCGCGCGTCCCCGTTGGCGTAAATTCCGCCGCCGATCACTTCATCCGACAGCACGATTACAAACAGCGTCGGCAGCGCGACATTGTTTGCTCGACAGGCCGCCGCGAATTCTTCATGCATCTTCACGCTGCCCCAATAGGCATCCCGCAGGTTTGCCCGCACCGCCATGCCGACGGGCACCATGATGGTTTTGCTCGTCGGCCTGCCCCCCGGCTGTTTCGAGGTCCACTCGACGATCCGCGGCGTTTTGTTTGCTGGCGGAATTGCGTTTCCCATTTTATGAGTGATCGTCATGCTTCATCCTCCTGTGCCGGTTCCGGCAGATCGATTGCAAAGCCGCCGCCGGCGTCGTTCGCCGACGCGGCGACTTCGCGCAGAGATTTGGCAAAGGTTGTCAGCAAGTCATTACCGATCGTTTTGAGCAACCGGCGCACGCCGACTTCGCCGTCTGTGCTCGCGACGGCGACCAGCTCGCCGGCGCGAAGCGGAATTCGCGCAATCGCGGCAGTCAGCGCCTCGCCGGCGAGCGTCGCGGCACGTGCCATCCCGGCCTCGCCACCGATGGGGAGCAACTGCCCGAGCCGCTCGTTGTATTCCAACGACCGCAAACCGGCCTGATAGACCGCGGACTGCCGTTGCGCCTCTGTGAACGTCGCACGCGCGCCGGCGCCGGTGGCCGGAACGCCCGGCGCCCCCATCGGCTCGTCGTCGAGGGGCAGCCCGCGCGCCATGTCGGCGCCGCGCTGCCGCGCCAAGTCAGTGACCTCGCCGACGGCGCGGTCATAGGTCGGGAGATGGATCAAGCGTTCGCGCCCGCGGCCGGGCCTAACCTCGATCTTGCCGTCGCGCAGCAATCGTTGGACTCGCTTCCAGACGGCAGCGACCGACACGCCCTTGGTCCGGGCGACTTCGCTCAAGCTGAGCCAAGGGCCGAGCGGGTCGGGATTTTCCATCGACATAACCCGTTTTTCCCATTTGAACCAACGATTTGACCAACGACGCGAGGGGCGCCGCTACACGATTTCAATGGCCAGTGATCCCATGTGCATTTTGCCTTTTCCGAGGACCCGCTATAATTGTTCTACTCGCTAGCTGCATTCGCACGTTGTGCGAGCCGAACCTGAGCGATGGGAGGTCGCGGGGGTCGTCAGACCCCAAGCGACCCTTCCATCGCTTGTAGGGGGGTATGGGGGGATGGAAGGAAGCCCGATGGCACCCCGATGGCACGCCGGTGGAACGGCGATGGCAGGGGCGATGGCACCCCGATGGCACCCCGATCGAACGGAGATGGCAGGCGATGGCAGGGACGCGAGTCCTCATAGCAGCACCGGCGTGCGGACGATGCGGTCGAGCGCTTTCGACGGCGGGCCGACCTTGACGAGCTGGATGCCTCCGCTGTTGAACAGGCGCTCCTGTGCGGCGGCGAGCGCCTTAACGCGGTGGCCATTTGCCTGCGGCATTTTCTGGAACAGCGCGGGCGCATACGCCTTGCCGGCGTAGGGACCGACCTGGCGTTCGCTGGCATGCGCCGCGTCGAGGCAGTCGAGATAGGCGGCCTCGACCGCGGCCTCGGCGGCGACACGTTCGAGCGTGCTGCCGCCGTCGTCGGCAACAAAGACCCCGTGCGCCCAGCGAAGCCGCACGACTTCGCCGGCCCGCCCGTAATTCGATTTCTTGACCGTGAGCTCCCGAACGTCGGGGTCGCTGTCGCCGCTGTCGGCATTTTTCGGCGTCGCGAAATAGAGCCGGCTGCGGACGGAATTACTCCACGCGGTGGAGCCGGACGTGCCGCTCCCGCTCGCCAGTCCCGACAGACTAGGATGCGCGATCAACAAGACCGCGGCGCCGCTGTCGATGGCGAGTCGCCGCAACAGGCCGATGAATTGCCGCACCTGGCTGCGATCGTTTTCGTTGCCGGCGAATACGTCAGCCGCGGCCTCGATGGCGATCAGCGCCGGCCGCATCTTTGTCGCGGCGACCAACATGCTCGCAAAGAGCGCCGTCGGTTTGACGAGGCCGGCGTGATCCGGCACGCCGAGTACGCAGTCGGCGCCAGGCATGCACAGCAAATGCACCCCGGCCAGGTCCCCGAACCCGATCACGTGGTGTTCGACGATCTGGGCGAGCCGGCGATGAATTTCGCCTTCATCCTCCTCAGCGGTGAAAAAGATTGCCGGCCCTGGTTCCTCAATCAGCGCGCCGAGCCATGCCAGGCCGCGCACGGTGGCGACCACGAGCTGCAGCGTGATCGTCGTCTTTCCGGCGGCGCCGTCGCCGGCAAGCAGGCTCACGTGCTCGCGCGGCAAGCGCCCGCTCACGAGCCATTTGCGCCGTGGTATCGTTTTGCCCGCCCATGCAGTCGGATCGACAAAATCTGGCGGCGCGGGCTCCGGAGTGTGATGCTCTTTCAGATCGTCTGCCGTCAGGGGCGGCGGGCTGCTGTCATGTGGTGCCGTCGTCGCGTCCGACATGATCGCCTGCACGACATCTACATCAAGGCCGGCCGCCATGCCCATGCCGGCCAGCAAATCAACGATCGCTTGGCGCTCGGGTGGCTGCTTACTTTCGGCAAGTCGCAACAGTTCTGTTGCCGCGCGGACAAAATTGCTGCGCTTGCTGCCGACTGTACCATCGAGAATGCGTCGCCAGCTCGCAGCCGCCTCGCTCGCCGTCCACGAAATTTCGGGTAACGAGGAAGTGCCGCCGCCGGCGTCGTCCTTCTCCGTTGTCATGCCGCCTTCCGCTTCACACCAACCATCTTCGGATGGAGCTTGAAGTAGTCGAAGGCCGACTGCTTCTCGGTCGTGTTCATCTCCGGCAGGCATTCGTCGATCGCGGCATTGAGATTTTTCAGCGCCGCCTTCGACCTCGCATCCTTGTCGTCGCGCATGGCGTTGACATCGACGGGCGTTGACTTCGATGCCGGCGATGTGACGCCCTGGTGCTTGGCATTCTCAGCTTGCGCCGCTGATGCGTCGGTATCGTTGCCAGCGGGCACCGGCGTGGCCAGTTTCTCCACCACCGAGTTGTCCGGGAGCAGCACCAACGTCAGGTTGGGACCCTTGGGCATCCCGACTGTGGGGTCGGGTGCGGCAGGATTATTCCCGGGGAATAATTTTTGGGCGACGGGAACGTGAATGGACGGCGTGCCCTCGTAGTCCCGCTCGCGCCATGACAAGAGCTTACTAATCCAGGGCTGCTGACAATCCGTCGCCAAGGCAATCCTTAACTGAGTGAACCCGCATTCCTCTTGCAAGCGGAATGCTATTTCAGCCAGTTTGCGGCACGAGCTGAGTGCCGACGCCTGAGCCTCATCGCTGATTGTTCTGAACTGTGCGACAAGCGTCCTAGCTAACTTCTCGGTGCTCTCCTTGATTGCCTTCTTCTCTTCTCTTTCCTTCCGCTTGGCTTCGGCCTTCGCGGTCTTCGCCGCCCGTCTGGCGGATGCTGGTCGTTTCGACATTGCTCATATCCCCAGTTGCCGCCGCAACGGCGCCGTCAGAACTTTGATCTTGCGCCCGACGTTGAAGGTCTCGACCTCACCGCGCCTGATCGCCTCGTAGGCGCCGTTGCGCGAGGTGCGGATCACTCCGGCGAGCTCTTCGGGGGTGATCGTCGGCAGGCTGAGCAGCCGGTCGATTTCGGCCTGCGACAGTTCGGTTTTCGGCATTGTTAACCTCCCGCAGTTTCTGACGGCGAATCACGTCATAAAACTAACCGCCGAGGATTGACAAAGTCAACGCTGTGACGTGAAATTGCGTCACTTAATGGAAGAGGACAAAGCCGCATGAAACGCACCAAAACCGCGCGCCCCGGCCGTCCGGTGAAGTTCGGCCGCGAGCGCACGCGCGGCCCGTTGACGATTCGGCTTCGTGACCGGGTCAGAGACGATCTCGCACAAGCCGCCCGCGGCTCCGGCCGCTCGCTTTCGGAAGAGGTCGAGTACCGCCTGGACCTCGCCCTGCATCACCGCGACTATCTCGTTGAACAGTGGGGCCAGGACGTTTTTTCGATCGCCGGCGCCGCGGCACGATGCCTGTGGAATATCGAACGCACGACGGGCCGGCGCTGGATTGAGGACGAACGGACGTTCGACCTGTTCGTCCGCACAATGTCCGGCCTGATCGCGAACTATCGCGACCTGGTCCTATTCAACCGGCGAGCGGTACCGCTGATAAGCGGCGAGCTGCTTGACGGAAAATCGAATGAGGAACTTGCGCAAATTTTTGCCGCGTCCGGACTCACGCCGCCGGCGCCGTTGGGCGATGCGGAGTTTGATCCCGAAGTGGAGCACGCGCGGCGCGCAGCTAATCTCCAAGCGTTTCACGACGCCATCGAAAAGCGGAAATCGCGGCCGTTGCCGGCCGCCGGCAGACAGGAGAAGTCCAAATGAAAGGCCACATAAAAGAACGCAGCCCCGGAAAATTTGCCATTGTCCTCGACGTCCGCGATCCGGCCAGCGGCAAGACCCGCCGGCGCTGGCATTCGTTTCGCGGATCAAAGCGCGACGCCCAGATCGAATGCGCGCGCCTGGTCACCACATTAAAAGGCGGCACTTACATCGACCCCAACAAGACGACGCTGGCAGAATTCTTCGCGCGATGGCTCGATCACATTCGCGCGCAAGTCTCGCCGCGGACATTCGAGCGCTACGCCGAGATCGTCAACAAAAACATCATCCCAGTGCTCGGCGGGACGCCGTTGACCAGGCTGCGGCCGGCGCAGATTTCCGCGGCTTACGCGGCGGCGCTTAAGACCGGCCGACGCGATGGCAAGGGCGGGCTTTCGCCGGCGACCGTTCTCTACGTGCATCGGGTCATCAAACACGCGCTGGCCGACGCCCTGCGCTGGGAACTGCTTGTGCGCAATCCGGCCGCCGCCGTCGATCCTCCCAAGGTCGAGCGGCGCAGCATGCAGACCTACGACATGGCGCAGACCGCCGAGCTTTTGGAGACATTGCGCGGCGGCCGATTGTTCGCGCCGGTCATGATCGGCGTGTTGTGCGGGCTCCGCCGTGGCGAGATTTGCGCGCTGCGCTGGCGCCACGTCGATCTTGCCGGCGCTGCGCTTGGTGTAGTGGAAAGCGCCGAACAAACAAAAGCCGGCGTGCGCTTCAAGCCGCCGAAATCGGGCCACGGCCGATCGGTTGCGCTCAGCGCAACCGTAGTCGAAGAATTGCGCGCGCACCGGCTGCGCCAGGCCGAAGAGCTATTGCGGGCCGGCATCCGGCAGTGCGACGACAGTTTCGTCTATGCGCGCGAGGACGGCGAGCCGATGCAGCCGCGCAGCTTAAGCCAAATGTGGCGGCTGGCGCGGGCGACCATGCCGCTGCCGCGTATTCGGCTCCACGACCTTCGGCACGGCCACGCCACCCATTTGCTCGCCGCCGGCGTGCATCCAAAAATCGCATCCGAACGGCTCGGTCACTCGCGCGTCGGCATCACGCTCGATTTGTACTCGCACGTCCTGCCGGGAATGCAGGAGGACGCCGCGGCGCGCGTCGATGACGCGTTGCGCCTGGCGCTGCAACAGCGCCAGCAAAAAATTCCGCCTCACAAGATATAGCAGCCGTGGCGGCACCGTTGCCGCGCATGAAAGCGCGTTGACGCGGCATTGCGGCGGGCGCTAGAACGGCGCCTGGAAAAAATTGCGTAGCAAAAAGCGTAGCAAAACGAGGTTTTAGTCTTGCGGCCCGCCGCGAAATGCAAATATTTTCAAAGTCTTGGAGAGGTGGCAGAGTGGTCGAATGCACCGCACTCGAAATGCGGCATACGGGCAACCGTATCGGGGGTTCGAATCCCTCCCT